CCTTATACTTCGCTTTACACTCTCAAGCCTGGAATTATCTGACTCAACATGCAATGGACCCGATTGGCATCGCCAATCAGGGTCAGCGGCCTTAGCCGCCGCAATATTGCACGCATCCTCAAATAATTTCAGATTGTCCGTTTCTATGGAGCCACCACTATAGTAGCTACATAGTGTTATGACAGACATGGTGATAGCAAGTAAAGGAACTAGAGAAGTAACCTCTAATCCCCCCATAATGCTATCAACAAATCTGTCTCCTGTTGGTATCCACTTATAAATTGACCAATTTCCTGAGTCGCTAAAAAACTGTGTAACAGCCTCAGCGCACCATGAAACCAATCCTTTCACAAGTTTCTGGGTTTGCTCGCCATAATAATTAATCCACTCTCGCCATAAATTGACATGATCCTTAGCAGGATCAAGCAAATTACTTCGAATGGTATTAATTATTGACGTGTCCTGAGCTCGGGCACGTACTACCGTTTTCTTTTTAATCCGTTCATAGTCAGAAACATCATTGACATCTTGACTATGGTTGTCCATTTGGTTATTGCTAGCATCATAAAATAAGTCAAATTCATCAACTAAATGAATATCATCCTTATTTATTGATACTTTCAGATTTTCCTGTTCCGTTGTCCGTTGTATGTGCTCTACAACAGTCGATAACCACTTTATAACCGCTAAATTGCGTTTACTAGGTGGGTAATAACTGCTATCAAACACAGGGTTTATGTCATTGGTGGACCAGTGGTGTATAAAACCACGGACCCACTTAGGCCGTGCTGCACTATAATCATATTTCTTATAAGTCAGCACCTGATAGAAATGTCCATTTGCATCTTTCTTACCTTCCACATTTATCAAATGAGGACGGCGAAAAAGAGCATCTGGTTCGCTAATACAGTCTGCTTTAGTCATACCTGTTAAGTGTTCAAACTTATTAGTAGTTGCTAAAATCAAACTAGAATTAAACGATTTAGTATTTTTCCATTCAGCCTTGGCGCAGTTCAAAGGGAATACAGTGGTAGACACAAAATTGATTAAAGTCCTCCATTGTGATATTCCCTGCTGACCTACGTCATCCATGACAAAAACATCCTGGTTTTTA